GCGCGGTTGCTGCGGACATCATGGGCGGCGTGGAAGGCGGCGTTTCGAACCTCGTCGGTAATTTCGACTCGGGCGGCAATCTGCTGCGTCCGACGCTGGAGACCTGGCTGCAGGCCAAGGCCCTGCTGTCGATTCGTTCGGCCCCGACCGACTCCCGCAAGTTCATCCTTGATCCCGTCACCATGGCCCGCACGGTCCAGAATCTTTCTGGCCTGCTTAACCCGGCCACGGAAATCTCGGAGCAGTATCGCCGGGGTGAAGTTTACAACGCGATTGGTTTTGACTGGTTTGAGGATCAGACCGTCATCAAGCACACGACTGGCGCCTATACCGGCACCATGACTGTGAATGGTGCGGGTCAGACCGGCAACACCATCACGACCAACGCGCTCGGCGGCCCGCTGAAGCAGGGTGACATCATCACGTTCGCTGGTGTGAACGCGGTGAACCGTATCACCAAGGTTTCGACGGGCTCGCTTCAGCAGTTCGTCGTCACGGCGGATGCGGCGACGGGTGCGACCAGCATCTCGATCTATCCGGCGATTGTTCCGCCGTCTGGCACGGCTCCGGTGCAGTATCAGACCGTCACGGCCTCCCCCGGCAACGGTGCGGCCATCGGCATTCTGACGCTCGCCTCCAGCGTGTATCGCAAGAACATTGCGTTCGTGCCGGAAGCGGTGACGATGGCGACGGCGGATCTGGAACTCCCGAAGAACATGCAGGAGTCTGCGCGGGAACGTATGGACGGTGTGAGCCTCCGTATGGTGACTGGCTTCGACATTAAGTCGGACCAGTTTATCACCCGTCTCGACATCCTGTATGGCTATGTCTGGGTTCGTCCGGAGTGGGCCGTGGTCGTCGCGGACATCATTTAATCTGGGATGGGGGCTTCGGCCCCCTTCCTCTTCTAAGCAAGGAGCTAGGTTATGGCACGACAGAAGCAGCAGTTTCTCGGAATCTATGAAAGCATGGATTTTGAGCCTTACGTTTTTCAGGAGTATCCGAAGGTCGTTGGTTATCGCGATGCTGCGAAGACCGACCCGATTCTCGTGAACAACGCGAAGGAAGAAGTTGATTTTATCACGACTGGATCGCCGGGCGCGGTAAAGTCGAAAGAGGAAGAATTGAAGGCTGAACTGGACCGGAAGGCTGTGGAGCTTGAACAGGCTAAGGAACAGCTTGAGGCCATGAAGAAGCCGGAAGGTTTGAAGCTGCCGGAGAAGAAGTAAATGCCGACTGTATCCAAGCAGCAGTTCTTAGGCGCAGTTTCTGCAACTGCGGACATGAACACCCTTTACGCGGCGCTTTCGGCGGACGCGAATGATCCTGCTTGGATACAGTTTGTCTCCGCGGTTTGCATTTCGGACAGTGATGCTCTTGCGCTTCTGGCGCAAACGACTTTCGGGTGGTCAGCAGGGGATTTAGCGAATGTCTTCTCGCTCGCGGCGACCTTGCCGGGGGCGAATTCTTCTTGCAGCGTTTCGCCAACTCCGACTCCGACGCCTATCGGCGGAGCGACCTATACGGCGCTCGACATTATCACCTTGGCGTTCAAGGACGCGGGTATTCTGGGTGTGGGCCAGACCATGCTTCCAGACGACGTGAACGACGCGCTTGTGCGGCTCAACATGATGATCGCGCAATGGAGAGTTAAGCGTTGGCTTGTCTGGCACCTTGTTGACAAAAGCGTGGTTTCGACTGGGGCGCAGAGCTATACGGTCGGGCCGGGCGGCGACATTGATGTGGCCATGCGGCCAGATAAGTTGGAAAGCGCGTTCTTCAGAATGCTGCCGGGGGCGAACGGGACACAGGCTGTTGACTACCCCCTTCAAATCCTCTTCTCATATGAGGATTATGCACGGATTTCGCTGAAGACTCTTGTGTCGTTTGCGAACTGCATCTTTTATGATAGTGCGTATCCGCTCGGCAAAATTTATCCGTGGCCGATCCCGCAGGCAAACATCTACGAAGTGCATCTTCTGCTCAAAGAAGTGCTCTCAGACTTTCCGTCTTTGACGACTCAGTTCGCTTTTCCTCCTGAGTATTACGCGGCGATCCATTACAACCTTGTAATTCGCCTGCGGATGGCTTACAGGATGCCGGAAGATGTCGGCCTTTCGGGGCTGGCAAAAGACGCTTTGGAGACTCTGCGGTCGGCGAATGCGCAGATTCCATCCCTTGTGATGCCTGATAACTTGGTCCGTCCGGGCGTCTACAACATTTACTCGGACCAGACGAGGTAAAGACATGCCTATCCCGCAGCCTTTTGTTGATGGTCCCCGACTCATCGACGGGACTGATCTGAATAATGCGCTGGCGCAGCCTGCTTGGCAGACCAATCCTGGCCTGACTGCGTTGGCCGGTGGTGGTCGGACTGGCGCAACGCAGATGGTTTATGGAACTAATCAGGTCTCGACTGTTGCGTCGGCTTCGGACAGCGTGGTGCTTCCGGCAGGTGTGCCAGGCGGTGTCGTGGTTATTCGTAACTCTGGTGCGAACTCGATGCAGGTTTTCGCGCAGGGCTCCGACACGATTAATGGCACGGCCGGTGCGACTGGTATTGCTCAGGCAAATGCGAAGACTGCGATCTATTTCGCGGTTAATGATGTAGCTGGCGTTACGACCTGGGTTAGTCTTCTGTCGGCCTAAGCCCATTAATGACGCGGTGTAAGGTGGGTTTAAGATGCCTCAACTACAACTTGTGCAAGGTGCTTATACGGCAAGGAGCGTGATCGCAAACGCTCAGCGCTGCGTGAACTTGTATCCTGAGATGAACACGAAGGATGCGGAAGTTCCTTATACGCATTACTGCACGCCGGGGCTGGTCACGCTGGCTCAGGGAATTGTTGCGGAGGTTCGCCAGCTTTACACCGCGTCGAATGGGAAACTTTTCGCGGTTATTGGGAATACTGTTTATTACGTGCCGGATACGTTTGTGTTGCAGGCCCTCGGGACTATCGCGACACAGAACGGTCTTGTGTCGATGTATGACAACAAAACCACACTCATCGTTCTGGACGGAAGTTTGTTTGGGTGGAGCGTTGATCTGGCGTCATTGGCTTTCAGCACGTTTACCCCGGCTAATTTCGTGGGCGGAAACCAGATCCGCTACATCGACACGTTCCTTGTTTCGAGCACACAAAACGCCAATATGCAGGCGAGTGACTCGAACGCGACGACTTACACCGCGCTTTCACTCGCGACTATCTCAGGCGACGCAGATCAGCTTCAGATCATTGATGTGGTGCATAAGGAAATCTGGGCGTTCGGGCGGAGGACTACGGAAGTCTGGAGTAATGTCGGGGCTTTTCCGTTTCCGTTCCAGAGCATTCCCGGTGTGTTCTTGCAGCACGGGATTGCAGCCTTGCGGTCGTTGGCGAAGTGGGGGCTGAATATCTTCTGGCTTTCGCAGGACAATAATGGTCAGGCGCTGGTAATGTTGGGATCGGCCTACAAGGCTGATGTGATTTCCACCCCCGCCATTACAGATGCGATTGGGCGTTATGTGCGGATTAGTGATGCGATTGGGTTTTGCTATCAGCAAGGCTCACATATGTTTTACGTGCTCACTTTTCCGTCCGCGGACGCGACTTGGGTTTACGACCTTTCGACGCAGCTGTGGCACGAAAGGGCCTATTTGGAGCCGGGGGATGGATCGCTTCATCGCCATCGTGCGAACTGCGTAGCCTTTGCGTATGGTAAAACGATTTGCGGAGATTGGCAAAACGGAAAGCTCTACGACTGGTCACTTGATGCGTATGATGACGCAGGGAGTCCAATCGTTCGCCTTCGCTCCTTTCCGCACATCGTCAAAGATCTGGATCGTATCTCGTATAAGCAGTTCATTGCCGATATTGAGGTCGGCACAATTCAAGACCCCGAAGCTGACCCCCAGATCAATCTGAGGTGGAGCGATGATCGAGGGGTTTCGTATGGGAACGGGGTTCAACAGTCTCTTGGTCACACGGGTGATTACCAGACTATTCCGTCTTGGAATAGACTAGGGATGGCGAGGGATCGAGTCTTTGAATTGTCATGGACCGCACCTGCCGCAACGGCCTTGAACGGCGCGTATATTGATGTTGAAAAGATGGAGACGTAGATGCAAAAGCCGCTCGTCCCGAACTCTTTGAAACATCTGATAAACGATGATGGGAGTATCTCGCGGCAGCTTCAACTTTTGCTGTCGGCCCTTGTCGCGAATAGCGTGCCGATAAGTCAGGATTCTGGCGGAACGCCTGTGGCGGGGGCGGTGCTTTTACCGAATGCGGCTTCTGTGCCGCCGGGGTGGACGCAGATCGACACGCTGGTGATCGGCGCGAATACCTACAAAATAATCTCGATGGTTTAGGAGAGCGGAATGGACCCGACCATGTTGGCAATGATGGGTGGGACTGCGTTAAGCGGCCTGCTCTCTGGTGTCGGTGGATTTTTTGGAGGCCAGAAGCAGTCAGCTGCGAATCAGCAAGCCTCCATGATGAGTATGCTTGCGCAGCAGCAGGCTATTCAGCAAGCCCAGAACAATTATAATGCCGCGTCTTCGATGCTCAAGCCTTATGCGACAGGCGGCACGAAGGCGCTTGATCTGCTTATGGGCTATTTGCAGGGTGGGGCGGAAAATATTGGTGGCGGCGGATCGTCACTTATCAGCACATTCGCCCCGACCATGCAGCAGCTTGAAAAAACACCTGGGTATCAATTTGCCCTTGACCAAGGATTAAAGGCTGTTCAGAACTCTGCTGCGGCAAAAGGAATGGGATCGTCTGGAAATGCTTTGCAGGGTGGTGTGAATTACGCGCAAGGTCTTGCCTCAACGACGTTCCAGCAGCAACTGCAAAACTATCTTACGCAAAATCAGCAGGCGTTTAATATGCTGTTTAACCCATCGCAACTTGGATCGGGCGCGGCGCAGGCAAATATGCAAGGCACGGCGAATTTCAACAATGCGCTGCTTGGGGCTGCAACGAATCTGGGTAACACCATGGCAGGCGGAATTATGGGTC